ACCCAGTTCGCATGGACGAAGGTTCCGCCCGAGGTGGGGACGGGGTTGGACCCGGTGCTCAGCGTGTCGTAAACGTGGACCTGACCGTCAAACAACTGCGTCACCGTTCCAGGCACGAAGGGTTCAGGAGAGGCGACGGGGGAGAGGATGCAGGGGATCGCGCCCTCAGCGCCAGTGCGGTTGAATGAGGCCTCGAGCGCGGTCGAGCCGACCGGCAGCGAGAGGAGGTTGGTCGCCACGCCCGAGTAGGTCGAGGAGAGCGCACCGCCCGTATAGCCCATGGCGATGCGATGGGGAGCAGGGGGGGCGACCTCAGTGACGGTCATGCGGCACTCAGCGACCGGAGAACCGAAGTCCACGCCCTCATAGACCGGCTCGAAGTCGTCGATGACATACCAGCCGTCGTGGAGTTCAGCCGCGTTGAGGGTGGCGTCCGACTCGCCAGTAGTCGTCCATTCGATGTAGGCCGGCTGGGCATCGCGATTGGATGCCAGTTCCTCGACCTGCTTCAGGAGGTACTTCAGTGAGGTGGCGCTGTAGGCCGCTCCTCCGCCGAGTGATTGCCAAGCGCGGATGAAGAACCGCACGGTCTGCTTGCGCTCGATCGAGCCGCGCGGATAGGTGTAGGTCTCCACGCCCTCGACCGTGACGCTCCCGGTAGTCTGTCCGGTCAGGGGCGACGGATAGGGATGCCGTCCGCCCAAGTCAAGGGTGCCATTCAAACGCACGCTAGACCGCCGTGATCCGGCGCAGTTGCTGGGTTACGGCGCGCGCCGTGGCTGCCGGGTTGTGGGCGCCGTTGACATTGATGGTTACGGGGCGATGGTGGATTAGGCCCCCGGCGCCGACGGCACCGGGAACGGGTCTCGTATGCTGGGGCGTAGCTCCTCCAGCGGCGTCATTTGGGAAGAGCCCCGAGGTGGCGTTCCACCCCGCCTGGTGGGCCAACGGAATGAGGGCAAGAAGTTGACTGACTACATTGCCAGCCGTGGTCGCCCAATTGAGCCAGCTAGGTAGGCCCTTGTCAATGGCCTCGGCGACGCCAGCGATCTGGGTGATCAGGTCCGGCCCATATTTCTCGGCGATATTTTCCCAGTCAGTCTTGAGGTGGTTGGTCGCCACAACGAGCGGGTCGAGCTTCGGGGGCTGGTCTCCGTAGGCTTTGGTTATTGCGGCGATGTTCTCCGCTACGATTTTCTCTTTCTGCGCGAGCGTGGCGTGGGCCGGGATCGCTTTCAAAACCAGACCAACCTGCGTCGCTAGGCCTCGGTTGCGCCCAATCTCTGCCTGTTGCAATTTGGTCACGGCGTCGGTGAGCGTTCCGCCCTCAGTCGCCTGGATGTTCATCGCGATAGACATCAGGTGGCTAATGTCCTTTTGCTTGACGCCCTCTCGGGTCAGGTTCGCCCACGCATTGATGACGTCGTTGTTGTTGGAGATGAAATCGCGGTTCGCCTGAATGAATGCGTAGAGGTCATCCTGTGCGAGTTTCGTGTTTACGCGGCGAGTCTTCAGCGCGTTGGCAAGATTGTTCTCGGCAATGAAATGCTCTTGTGAGATGGCAATGGCAGACTTACCGGCCATGATTAGGCCGCCGAGAGCGATGCTGGCTATGAGTGCGGCGGGGCCGAAGCCGAGGAGGCCGGCCTTGGCTTGCTGAACCCCCGCCATATTGGCAGCGGTCTCAATAAGTATGAGAACCCTTTCAGTTGGCATCGGATTCCGGGCTCTCGGCGGCCTTCCCTGAGCCCGCCAGAACGCCGCGCGTGTAACTCAGGTACTGATCCATGGCTGCAAGCATTCGCACCCGCAGGACTTCAATGGCCTCACAGCCGACCTTGAATCGGGCGATCTCTTCCAGCGTCAGGTGGTCGAAGAGATGGTCCGGGTCATTGAACGCCATCGCCATCTTCCAAGGCTCGACGCCTGCGAGGAGAGCGAAGGCTTGGAGTTCTGGCTGGTCAGCCGCGATGTCATCCATGCCTAAAGCCGCCACCACGAGGCCTTATTAGCGCCGTAGTAGAACGTGATCCACTTCCGCGCACCGGCAAGGGCATGTCGGGTAATCGGGCGTGCTGGTTCGCCGCCAGTCCCGACAGTGACCGCGTAGACGGCTGCCCGCGCCATGCCGGCGGTCGCCCTTCCGCCCTTGTGGAACCGCCCCAAGGTGCCGTATTCGCGCCAGTACGCCTGTACGGCGCCCCAGAGTTTGCCCGTGGTCTTGACTGGCCCCGAACTGACATCGATGCGGTAGGAGTCGCGGGCGTGTTGAGGGAGGCGCGTGGGCACTACTGGCATCTCGGGCTGAACCTCCGCCTTGACGTATTCAAGCATTGAGGTGACCATTGCCCGGTTCTGAGCCAGGATGCGCGGGGCCATGGCGAGCAACTTGGCATCCACGATGTTCTTGCCGATTACGCGGACGAGGGGGCTTCCCAATTAGGTGGTCTGGCGCAGAAGTGTGGCCGCGCCGGGGAAGCTCGCCGGGGCAATCGCCAAATCGCCAACCGATCCGTCGATGGGCGTGTAGTCCTGAACGAGGATCGAGCCTCGGTAAGCTGGATTGGCCGTACTGGCGGCGAGGGATGTGGCCCTGACCTCGAAGGTCTGGACGGTGCCGAGCAGGGGAAATAGCAGGGCGTCGACCTGTGCCGGCGCCATGTCCTGGTTGAAGTCGACGTCGAGCGCGTAGTCCTTCAATCCGCCAAGGCGAACCGTGTAGGTGTCGCCGAAGGCAGGGACGGGCTTATTGTCGGCTGAGGTCTTGAGCGTGATTTTCTTGGCCATCGCGCTCATGTTCACGGCGTTGATGAGCAGGTAGCCATCGATGAAGACGTAGCGTGCCAAGGGGATTACTCCTAAGGGTGGTTAGAATCGGACGGGGTTAGGAACCGCTACAGATGATCTTTACGGTGAAGACGCCGCCGAAGTAACCGAGCGCGCCGACCTCGTCATTGCCCAACGGGCGAAAGTCCGAGACGATCGCGTTGTCTACGGCGCCGCCGAGTGTCTTGTCGCCTTCGATCGCGGCATGGATCGAGTTGGTGCCGGAAATGTCCGCGTAGGCGGCCATCGCTGGCTGGTCGATGCGGTCCACGGACTTGCTGACCAGAACCGTCACCGGAATGTCGAGCGTGAATGCGCCGTGAGCGAAGGTTCCATGATAATTAGGTATCGGAGGCACACCAACGACCGCCACCGGCGGGTTGACTGCATCGGGGATGTAGGGGAAGGTGCGAAGTCCAGAGATGGTCTTGAGTCGGGTCTCGATCCCGAGCATAATCTGGGTTAACGTGCTGGCGGGCATTTAGCGAGCCTGGATGGGTTCGAGGATGAGGTCGCTGAGTAGCGCCATCACCTTCGGGTTTTCGCGGACTCGCACGACATTGCCCATTCCGCCGAACCCCATGACGCCGAACGGGGCATCCTTAAGTTTGTACAACTCTTCCGCGAGGATCAGGCAAGCTTCGGTGACGCTGGCCGGAACTGATGTCCACCCCCAGCGCGCGGTAACTTCTAGCGATGCTCGCGGGGAGCCGATCGCGCCCCACCAGAGCGGGAAGTATTGGTTGATGGCGCGGATGCGGGTGTAGGGGAAGCCTGGAACTCCACCGACGATTCCATTGAGAGGCTCGAGCTGGTAGTTGGCAGCCAGCCAGGTCGTCTCAAAGACACCGTCGTTGCCGTAGTCAGCCTTGAGGACCAGGCCGACCGAGGTCGAGAAGTCTTCGACCTTCACCATCGTGGGGGAGTCTGGGTAGAAGACCCTCGCACTCGCCACGCCCGCGTCGTTGAACTGACGCCCGCAGGTACCCTCGATACTCTGCGATGCAGAGGAGAGCGCGCTGTCGAGTTTGGCGTCGTCGATCGTGTCACCAACGCCGAGGCGCAGCTTTAGGGCTGCCTTCGTGCCGTAACTATCGTTCAGCGCCATGTCATTGGGTTAACCTCAGCGGTAATCGAGCGTGGTTTCGGGGGTGAAGACTGATTGCGCGCCCTTGGCGATCCAGCCGGAGATCAGCAGCCAGTCCAGCGCGTACTCGGTGGTCAGCGGCCACATGCCCAACTCCATCGTCTTGCGACGACAGACGAAGCTCGAGGCGTCGATCTGCCCAAGCGCTGGGGGATAGGCACCGATCGATGTCTGACCGTTGGAATACTCCATGCGTCCGTAGGCGAAGTCCGCGTCGGGGTTCGCGTCGAGTAGTCCAACGAGTAGGCCAAGGTGATTGGGGCGGAAGGCATTGTCGTCGTCGAGGAATGCGATGAGTTCGCTTTCGGTGTGCTCCACGCCGTAGTTGCGCGCCGCCGCTCCCAGTCCGCCCGCGTGTGCGGGCAACTCCAAGAGGTCTGGGAGAATCTCACACAGGGCGTAGTCCGGGCCGTCGCTGACGATGACGTGCATGAGGTCGCGATAGGTCTGGGCCTGTACTGAGGGGATACAACGATTGAGTAAGACCTCATGGCGCTGCCAGGTCGGAGTTACAACCGCAACCCTCACGCGACCGCCGCCATCTCGATGATCTCTGCGACCACCTGGTCCGCCGCGTCCAGGGCGGTGCCGATCTTCCCGGCAAGGATGGAGATGACGTTGCCGTCTCGCCTGACCAGCGTCGGCCTGGCGTCCGTGGTTTCGGCGGAGGTCAGGACAGCGCGCGTTGTCTTCAGCGAACCGACGTATTGAGCCTTGCCAAGGGTGAGGAACTTTCGCGCCCTGGCAAGGATCATCGCCGGCGATCCCGCGATGCTCTCTTGGACTCCGTAAACCATGAACACTCCCGGTGTGGGGGTCGGGTCAAGTGAGATGAACGGACCATCCATTACGACCACGCTTATTGGTGGCAGTGGGAGTTGGAACAGCGCGATCTCGGTGTCCTCGTACTTCACCGGCCATAGAGAGGGGTGGCCGTAGGTCGCATTCACGACTAGGTCGTATCCGCCGCGTGACTCCATCGGGTGCATGGCGGATGCGTCGAAGAACACCCCAACGCCAGCTTCCTTCAGTTCGCGGCGGAGTAGTTCGCGCAGTACGTCGAGGTCGATCAGCGATTCAGGAACTCGGAAGCAGGACTCGACACCGTGCAGGAATGACGGCCAGTCTCGCGCGAGGGGAAGATCCTGGTCTCGACAAAAAGCCATGAACTCGGCCGTCGTCGTGAGGCTGTCATAAGCTGCAATTGCGTAGTAGTGAGCGCCCTCGCGGATGGCGGAGGGGAAACGGGCGGCGAATCGGTTGGCCTCGGTACTAGCCGCTCGGGCGGTCTCGGGGCTTCGTGGGTAGTGGTAGCCGCGATGCAGACGTCCCTGATTGGCTCGACTGGCACCCATCATCAGGTCCAGGTGGCGCTCGAAGAGTTCCACGCGATGCCCTGCTCGGGCGAGTTCAATTGCCGCCGTACATCCAAAGATGCCGGCGCCGACCACGGCGACCCTCATGCGTTGACGGGGTAGCGTGGGTCGCTGTAGACGGCGAGCGTATCGGTGATGAAGGTTGGGACCGCCCACTCATCGAGCGCCTGTTTGACTCCGGGGCATGAAACTTCGGCGTAGTCGTGAAAGGCGATGACGGCCCCGAAGGGCTTGACGAGCTTGCGCGCCCAGTCGCGGTCATGCTGGACCGCTTCGTAGGCGTGGTCTCCGTCGATGAACACGAGACCGTAGTACCGAACCCAAAGGCCGGGCAGTACGTCCTGGCTGCGACCAACACACACTTCGACGCGGTCTTCGACCTGATACAGGGCCAGGTTTGCCCTCAACGCGTCGAGGCTATTCAGCCATGCGTGTGGGTCGATGCTGGTAACTGATTGCGCGACCTCAGCCATCAGTACGGTGGAATATCCGTAGGCAGCCCCGATCTCTACCACGTCGCGGTCTTTCGCCAACTCGCGAAGCGCTTGAGCCTCCGCGGTGCTAATTGAGGTGTGGATCGGTGGCCCGAACTCTGCTGTGTGCCAGGGTAGGTGCAACGGCCTTCTCCTTCATGCAACCGTGCGCCGGCTTGCCGCCGTGCAGGTGCTCGACCGTGCCGTGGACATGCAGTCGTGCGCCGCCAGCCTTTAGGTATTGGTGCAGTCGCGCATCCACACGACACCAGTGCTTCGGCGGATGGGGTAGGTCGGATGGAATGTGTTTGGTTTGGGGCGCGCTGTCGTCCCATTCGGCCGTCTCAGTCATTGCGTCGGGGAACGCTGCGATAAGTTCGGCTGAGAACTTCGCACAGCCCATTCCGGCGTAAAGCCCGAACGGCGGGTACTCGTACTCGAAGGCGCACCATGGCTCAGGGCATTCCAGCAACTCGCGGATTGCTCCGTCGTGGGGCACGATGTCCTGTTCGACAGTGACGAACGGTGCCTTGGATGCCCACGCCTCGGCGATGAGTTCGTGATAGGCGCTGTCCGAATCTCGCAAGCGAACAAAGCGAGACTTGAACCCTGCCGCCTCAACCGCCTTGCGGGTCTCGGGCTTGAGTTTGCCCTGAATGAACGGAACGATCACGACCGGCTCTCCGGTCGCGAACGTAGGCGCGTACTTCTTCAGCCGCTCCTCAAAGTGCTTGCGGTCGGCGGCCGCCTTCGACCAGCCCAACTTGTAGGTCTCATCCTCCGGGGCGTTGCCGAAGAGCGGGTGTAGATGTTCCACGACCGAGTCAAGGGCCATTGTCCAAACGTCGCGCTGCTTGGCCGCGACCACGATCTCGTCGTCTACATACCAGTGCCCGTAGCCCTCGTGGGCGATGAGACCGGGACCGTCCCAGCTCGCACCCTGCTCCTTGATGTAGGAGCGGCGGATCAGGGGGTGGCAGGTGTGTGAACCCTTGCGCACGCGCGGATTACGTAGATCGTTAGTCCCGATAACCGACGCCCCCGCAGCCCCAGCCGATTGAGCAGCCTCAAGCCAGCCAGGATGGAAGTGCACATCGTCGCCGACAAGGAGGAGCCACGGTTCGTCGGTGGAGTAATACCCAAAGTTGACCTTCTCAGCGAACGTGGTGTATGTGGTGACGATGACCTTGGCGCCAGCCTTCTGCCAGGCGTCGATGGTTGGCTGGTCGTTGACGTTGGCGATGGCGTATGCCTTGGCCTGAGCGCTCGAGGCCTTGAGGCTGCGCATGAACTTGTCGGCGTTCTGGGGGCGTCCCATGACCGGCACAAGTACCGCGGTGGGTTCGCCGCTCAGCCGGCGGATGGCTTCGCTCTGTAGCTGCACGCCATACTGCCGGTTGCCGAGCCAGTCGAGTTTGGCGTGTGAGGCTTCGACTCCCGTGTGTACGTGGAGCGGAATGTCCATGGCGCCAGCTCGCAAACAGAACGAAAGGTCTTCACTTACGAGTTGCCCTGTCGTTGTGTTCGGGATGCGGTTGTACCAGACCGGTCCGTGCTTCTTCTCGATCTTCTCAAAGACCGAGCGGTGGATGAGGATGCAGGCTGATCCGGTCCCCGCACAGCGCACCGGCTGATCTGGGGCGAAGTGCCAGCGCACCGCGAAACCGTACTGCTCGCCCTCGTGGCTCCAGTCAAAGATGGTGGGCGTCATCGAGGTTTTGTAGCCGCCCATGCCGTCCGGCTCCGTCTCCCGTAGGGAGAAGCACAGGGCGCCCATGATCGGGCGCTCTACCGGGTCGGCGGCTGCCATCAACCTGTCGATGGTCTCCGGCTTGAAGCCCATGTCGGTATCGACCCAGAACAGCCACTCCGCCTTCTTCTCGGCGAGGAACGTCTTGACGGCCATGTTGCGAGACTCGACTAGGCCATCGGTTCCAGCGTGGATGGCGACCCAGCCACCGCGCATGATGCGGCCCTCATTGGCCATGTCGTGCGCCAGCATCTCGATGATCGAGTGGTGCCAGGAGATGGTCGCGGTGTTCGCGTGAACGTAGGCGACGGTTACGGCGTCTGAGTGCTTGCCGGTTCCGTTCTTCTTACTCAACTCGCAGCGAGTCCGGGTTGCGCCGGATGTATGACCGCTTCTCGCGTGGAGCTTCGACGGCCGCCGGCTCAACCATGCTGTCAATCTGCTCCGGCGACAACGTGCTGAATAGCCCAAATCGCGGGTCCGCCGAGAAGAGGGTGGGGTTGGCGAGCACGAGCGGATCGTCGGCTGGCCAGTGCGTTCCGCCCTTAACGAGCGCCTGACCAATCATAGATGTGGCCGTTGCGTAAACGACTTTCAAGACTTGACTGGCCCCTTGTAGTTGGGGACCGGGTGAATGATCGGCGCTGGCGCCGGGCTGCCGTGCTCGCG